ACTCCAATTCCAATAGCAATTCGCAGTAGTGGATGACCTTACGGATGTCCTCTGCACCATTCTTTTCTTTGTGACGGGTGATGTACTTAACTACATTACCTTCGCAGAATCCAAGCTTGTTTGCATGGATGTAGACGATAGGCTGGATAGCCTTGTCTTTGTAGTGTTGACCGCCTTCTTGCTTGTTTAAAGCGTCTTTAAGGTAGTTGTAATCGCCTCTTGGTATTCCTGTTATTAATGGATCGTCATGATCAAGTTGCTTACTCTCCCAATGGGAATAACCTATGCAAGGTGAACATTGACTTGAACTTCCATATAATTTTTCGTATTTGCAATTGCTACATAAACGCATCACGATTCCTTGACAAAGATACCTTCGGCATTCATGTAGCCACGGCGGTCTTTGATCTCGTTGTAAGCAGCTGCCAGGCAGTCTGTCAGGTTGACATCCAACAAGGCACAGATGTTGATCAAGCAAACGACAGTGTCACCAATAGCATCAATGGTTTCTACGCGATCATTCTTGACTAACGCATCACGTAACTCGTCCATCTCTTCACAAGCCTTCATCCATTGGGCCAGCGGTGTGCTGTTAGGAATGATCTTTCGTGCTTCAGACCATTGAACAACTTTCATTTCTAACTCTGCGTAACTACTCATTTCTTTTCCTTTTCTTTTTTGCCAAAAATCTGTTCCCAGTTATCCCGAAACTTCTCAGGATTAGGGATAGGACGAGGTGTTGAACCTTTGCCCATCAAAAGCTCCATGAACAATCTTTGTTGATCCGATACGCCAATGCTGTACCCCAAACCACAGAAAAGATTGAACACAAGATACGGTAGTTCTCACTCCATTCAGACGGATGAATGCTGAATGTGATGAACGAAAACATCAGATAGCAAACGAATGCCATTACAGGGTAGCCAACCATGTATTTCATGCTTACTCCTTAAACAGCTCTGGCATCTTTTCCTTGAGCTGAAACAAACGTAACTCAGGAATCTTGCCTGTCTTTTTCCACTTGTAGATGGCAGGAGGCGTAACGCCCAAAGCCTTGGAAACCTTGTACAAGGTCGTCTTCTTCATTAATTGTTCTAGAGTCATATTGCTCCTTAGTTGATGAAACTGTATAGTAAACCATCCGACAGCATCATGCTATTAATTTTGACTATCAAGATAGCAATCCCGATATAGATAATTGTTTAGACAATAACGCAGGTTGATGTACATTTACTTCACACCAACCAACGGTGTTAATTTAATGAAAGGTAATGCAATGAGTGAAATAGACATTTGGAACCAAGGTCATAGCGCAGGAATCAACCTGGCAGTAAAGATGATCAATCAATGGTGCGGCATTGAATGCAACACGCTGGCACAACTTATTCAAGCCATCAATCAAATGAAAGAAGAGGTGGAAGCATGATCGAAATCAATCCATTCTCTGGCAACATCTACATTGAAACAGGCAACATGAAGCAATCCAATGAAGGCCCCGTCTTTATGAAGTGCGGCAACTCTTGGGTTGGTGGTGATGGCCAGATCATTCAGATCAGAGAAGATGACTTGCTCAACATCACAACCGGCATCAGTTCTAACTTTGGCGATCCATTCAAGGAGTTGAAATGAGCTTTTATCTAAACATGAAATGGGTTGGCGACGACTACTTCGATGTTGACGTTGAGTACGACATCATTGACGGTGACCCTTCTGTTGGCTTGCGTACAGACTACGAGTTCTCAGTAACTTACGTTAACGACAACGGTTTAACAGAAGACTTCACAGAAAAGCTGACTGAGGATGAGATTGCTGAAATTATTGAAGCAATTGAGAAAGACATTAAGGACTTAAATGGAATGGTCTGAAAACTACACAACTTGGAATCTAAAGACAGGTCAGTATGTGCGACACATCAAGTTTGACGACATCAAGCTGGTGTTGTACTACCACCGCATCTACGAGAACATGTTCAGCATTGACGAAATTCACACAGTCGATGGAACAAACATCATTAACTTAGTTCGTGACAGAGCAATCGAACGGTTGGAAAATATATTGCAAAGGGAATCCAATGAAATCTAAAAGTTTGTACGAGGCCATCCGCGCCGAATTCTTGGCATCAGACCAAAAGTATTGCTGCTATTGCTGTCAACCGCAAGAAAGCTTCGGATGCTGCCAGGAAAACCACTTCGTTACTTTTGGTGACTTGTACGAAGAGGACCAACAAGAAATCATCAATCAAGAATATGACAACGCATACGCAAAGGAAAAGCAATGAACGTCTATCAAAAGCTTAACGAAGCTCGTGAAAAGTTTCACACCTCCCCCATCAAAAAGTCTGGCCTCAACACGTTTGCTGGTTACAAGTACTTTGAGCTTGGTGACTTTGTTATCCCCGCCCTTCAAATCTTTAAGGAGGTGGGTTTAACTTCTGTGATCCGTTTTACTGCAGAGCATGCGTTTATGGAAATCGTGAACACAGAAAAGCCAGAGGAAAAGATTGTTATCAGCTCTCCCATGTCTACGGCTGCTTTAAAGGGCTGTCATCAGGTGCAAAACCTTGGGGCAGTACAAACATACATCCGTCGCTATTTGTGGGTTGCAGCGCTTGAGATCGTTGAACACGATGCACTTGATGCCACAGTAGGCAAGAAAGGCGATGGTCCAGTTATCACTCCAAAGGGCGACATCGGCAACGACATCCCTGACGATGAAAAAGAGTTTCTCATGGAGATGGCAGCATCTTGTGAGAACTTGGTAAGCCAAGGTAAAGCAGCAGCAGCCAAAGCAATGGTGGATGAAGCGGCACTGGAAGCTGACCAAAAAGTGTGGTTGTGGGGTCAACTGACTTCCACTACCCGTAGTGCAATTAAGAAAGCAGGAAATTAAATGGCAGATTATGACAACAGTAACCGTGGTGTTCTTTTCAACAACAAAGACAAGAAGACCCAAGACACCCACCCTGACTACAGCGGCTCCATTAACTTCAATGGCGTTGATTGTTGGTTAAGCGGTTGGATCAAAGAAAGCAAAGATGGCAAGAAGTTCTTCTCTTTGTCTGTTAAGCCAAAAGAACAGCAAGCTCGCCAGGTAGCCCAGCCAACACGTAAAGCCCCAGTCGAAGATCTCGATGACGGAAGTGACCTCCCTTTTTAACTTGTAAAGGAATTGAAATGAAAAAAGTATTCGCTGTAATCGTCTTGTTCGCAACTACTGCTGCGTTCGCTTCGTGTCCAACATACGCGCCATATCGCTGCGTCGTTCAAATGAACGGCAAGCAACTTTGCGGCTGCGGAATGTAAAACCATTGGGGGATCGTTGTGCAATTAGATTTGTTTGACCTTCCCCCTCCATTAATGAACCCCAATAAGAACCCAATGGCCCCCGATTGTTTTCGTGACTACAACCAGTATTCTGAATGGTTAGGTCTAGCAAGAGCAGCCAAGGAGCAGTGCAACATCTGTGAAGATTGCACTCATGAATACAAGCTCGAAATGCTTGGCCAAAACAGATGCCATGAACAATGGAATTCAATTCAAATAGTGATGCAAAAGAAGGTAGCACCTTTATTTGCACCAGCAAAGAAAAACGAGGATATACAAATTGACAAACTCAAATGGTAATAAAGTCATCAATGCATTTCAATGGCGTGAGTACATGGCTGAAGAGCGAGCTAAACAACCTAAACAGCCTAATCGTGCAGACCCCGCCAAAGTATCTATGACCGTCTCTCGTAATCGAGAAAAGAAAAAGAATGACAAGTTTGGAACTATTCCATGGCTAGTAAAAACAGAAGCCATGCTCAAGCCACGAGAGTTCTTGGTCTACAGCCGCGCAGGCACAAAGTAAAGGATTGATATGTCACTCAAAGAAAAGTTTGCCAGCATCTTTGGTACGCCAGCACACAAACTGGTACGCCTAGAAGATCCAGAGACATCACATATTGCAGCCAACAACATTGACTCAGCCACCAGAGAGATCATGGTCTATGAGGCCATTGCTTCCTTTGGTGACGATGGCTGCATCTCTGATGACATCTTGGACCTGTTCCCCTTCTTTCCGTACAGCAGCATTACAGCGCGTTATTCTGCTTTGAAGAGGAAGAGGTTGATCGAGGTAATTGGAAGCCGTGTAGGCCGTTCTGGCAAGCCTCAGGGCATCATGCGAGCCAAGCCTTTAGCTTAAATAAAAGAAGCAAGACAAGCCTTGTATCTTTTCTTGCGATCATCAATACCAATTAAGCCGCCATTGATCTTCTTGGTCATGCCTTCAATGTCTTCTTTGTCTGCAAAGACATCGAGCTTGTTGGCAGACCAAAACCATCCGGCAGACAGAGACGCGTATTGAGGCTCTAAAAGAAGTTCAGGATGATTTACAAAATCAGCACCAATACTTGCGCCACACCTGGCCGCATTGTCCTTGCCTGTGAGCTGCTTTAGACCTCTACCCCTGTACAAAAAGCCTTCTCCTGATTCAATAGGACCGTTGCCCATACGATTGGCGTAAACGGTGTTGGCGATAGCTTCAGGCTTACGGTGTAGGGCTTTGGCAAAAGCATTAGGAATGTTCTTGCCTTTCTCATCTTTCTTTGGCTTCTTTGTAGCTGGATCAATCACAGCAAATCGTGGTGGCCACACAGCAGCCATGGTGGTATCAGAGTAATTCAGGTTCTCTTCAAGCATTGTGAACCCTCCAGACTCATGAGCGCATTGAGCCAAGAAAGCTGCAATACGTTCTTTGGTGTTTATCTGGAACTTTTCACAGGTTACTTGGATAGGAGCAAGCCATTGACGAGCCACGTCAGGCTTTACACCAGCAGCAATGATGTTGTCCAGAGTGGCCATCATTTGCTTTCATCCTTTTTCTTTTCCTCTTGCGTATGAACAGCACCATAAAAGAAACGGATAACAGCAGTCAAACCTTGAGACATCAAGAAGCCCAAGATGATGTTGACGAAATCTCGGTTGTGATTGTCAATAGGCATGAACGAAACAGCAGCAAAGTAACCAAACGATGCCACAACTAAGAACCAGCCCATCTGGTAATTGAAACGACGCACAACCCAGTCATTTGATTGCATAGCAACCATCTGCATGTCAGTAGCTCGTTGAGCAGACTTCTCATCCAACTCAGCCATGAACTCTTCATGCTTATTAGCTTCTGCTTTCAACTTCTCGTTGTACTCTGGAGTTGCTTCGCCTTGAGGCTTTAATTCAATGCCAAGTTTTTCTTGCACAGCATCTACCCCTTTTTCGATAACTTGGTCTGCCACTTTATGCATACCGTTATCAATCAGGTTTGCCACTATTGACGCTACTATTGGAAGCATTGTTTACCTTTCTAAATTCATCTTTCAATTTACGCAGTTCTTTTGCTTCTTTCTTGATCTCTGTTTTCATCCAAAGAGTATCAACATAAGACATAAAAGAAAACGTAAACACCACAAGAAGCACAACCAAAACAATCAGGTGTGCCAAAAAGACGCTCGTGCTGTTGTCTGATTTTTTAATAGCCACAAAATCAAGCCCAAAAATATTAGTCCAACCAAAGCTATTGCGGCATCCATTGACTTGATACGAACTTCTTCCATCAAAGCCTCACGTTCTTTCAAAAGAATCGCATCTTCTCTCGCTTGCTTTCCCCTTGCTATTCTTTGCTCTTCTTCAATCTGTTCACGCATCTCTTCAAACTGCGACCAAAGTCCACCTAGTTCAGCAGGTGAGTGATAAACCATTTGTTCACGCAATTCAACTTGCATTGCCAACAGTTTATTGCGAATCATTATTCGCCTTAAAGCCATTCGTTTTAATGAAGTCCCAGCCGCTTGCAGCTTTTTAGCTTCTCGTTCTTCTTGCCAAAACAATGCTTCCAGCGTGTCAAAAGCATCAAACATATTTCCAAGATCATCGCCAATTTTGAAAATGACTTGATCAGGATCAGACTTTGCTACCTCTTGAATACGCGCCTTCTCAGCTTCAACCTTTTTAGCTTGTTCCTTAGAAATCGGCTTGCCAGCAAACTGAGAGTTGATGTCATCAATGATCCCCTTGACGTTACCAGCTACACCCTTTACTTCTTTGTAGAGAGCGCAGCCTTCCTTAACTAGCTGAAACGCTGTTGTAGCCGCGAATAACGCAGTACCAATCGGCACATCACTTACTCATGTGACTTGTAACGTAACCAATCAAAGTGCTTAAAGCAGACACCACCATCATGCCTACCCAGAAGCCGCCACGGCCTCTGTTAGCCAGGGCAAGAAGTTGCTCCATGCCATCTTCTAGTTTGTCAATTTTCTTTTCCATAGCCTCTACTTGGGCTACGAGTTGTCCATACTTGAACATGTCGATTTCGTTAGACATGGGTTACTTTCTTGGAGGTGGAACGGAACGGTATGGGCTACCGAGTTTTGATGCTTCTTTGAACTTGGCTGCAATGATGTCTTCCTCTTGAGCCTTTGGCATACCAGCTTCGCGTGATTGAGCAAACGGCAACACAAAGAAATCTGTAAAGATGTCAGACATTTTGCCCATGTCTTTGCGTTGAGCAGCTTCAGCAAAGCCTGGCAATGCCATCAACACGGCAGCACCACCAGCACCCTTCATTACCTTCTTCATATCGTGAGTCAGGTTAACTTTAGGGCCTTCAATATTTGTTTTACGCCATTCTTTGATTGCGTTGTTTGCTTCTGGAGTTAAGCCGCCGCCTTGACCTTTTTCATAGGCAGGTACTTCACCAAGAATATCAATAACTTTCTTGTAAGCGGCTTCACCTTCTGGGCCACCACCGTATTGGCTAACCAGATAGTTTTTCATGCCCTTTTGTTCTTTAGTCAGCTTATCAGCAGCCGCAACCTTTTCAGGGGATGGAACAACTGGGGCTGTAGGCGCAGTAACAACAGGAGCAGTAGCCACAGGAGGCTCGCCTACTGGCATTGCGTTAGGAGGCATTGGCGCATTAGTTCCACCAATAGGCATTGGGTTAACAGGCTTGACGCCTAATGACGCTGTTAAATCTGCTTTAACTTTCCCTTCAGCAGCATTGGCAACCAAAGCATTGGCATCATTAGACAAACCATTTTTAGGCTGGCCTTGTGACTTTTGCTGAGATTTAACAGCTCGTTCAGCATCTTTGGCCAACGTCTGCTTATGACGTTCAGCTTCTTGAGCGGCACGTTGATTAATCAATGCTGTTTCGGCAGCAATCTTGTCAATCTTTGCTTGCTGATACGGATCAATTGGCTTAGGCTGAACAGGTGTTGCTTCTGTTGAAACAGGAGGTGCAGCAGGTGCTTCTGCAACAAAGGCAGGAGCTGCAGCTTCAGCCGCTGGCAAGGATTTAGGCCCACCAATTTGCATGCGGGGTTCACCAACAGGGCGGGAAGCTACATCAATTACATCACCTTGTGGTGGCGTGAATTTACTCTGTGGCTGAGTGGGGCCGTTTGGAGGATTGTTTGGAGGATTGTTTGGAGGTGTGTTTGGCGGATTATTGTTGTCATAGTTTTGCCAAGCTTTGTACAAGCCATACAAAACAGGAGGAGCAATTAAATAAGGAGATAAGTTTTCTGCCAAATTCTTGCCAGTACCTGCAATAGCCTCACCCAATGGAGGCTCAACCTTACCCATAGATTCAACTATTTGATTGGCCGTTTGCCCAACACGCACAGGGTTGACATCTTCAGCAGCTTCTTTTTTCCTGCGTTCAATATCGTTCTTGCTTGGCTTTACTTCACCCACATTAGGCGAGTAAGAAGAGCTGGTTGGTTGAGAAGAATCTTTTAAAGAACTTCCGTACAACGAGTAGACATCATCGCTCATTTAAAGCCTCCCATTTGCCATTTACCCAAACAACTGGACGGTTACGTTCATTCACATGAATCGAGCCTTCTTTAACTGGGTTGTCTGATTTTGTTTTTACATTGTTGATCAAGTGATCATACTTGTTTGCAATGCCTTTATAGGTGTTTGAGTTTTGAAACTGTTCACGCAAAGCATCAGCACCTTTATTTTGATTTCCAAGACGAACTTGGTTTGCAATAAAAGATGACCAAGCAGACTCCATCGCATTGTTGCGTTGCAAGTTAATGCTATTTTCAAAAGATGATTCACGGCTGGTAACGCCAAGTTCAGTATCTGCAACGTCAACAACACCAGGCGCACGCTCTTTGCTTTTCAGCTCTTGGTTTGATTGATTGACCATTTGAGTCAATTGAATCCAACGCATGACGTTGTTGTACTCTTCGCCAGGCTTAGTATTGGCTTGTACGTAGCGCATGATCTTGCTTTGTACGTCTTCTTGACCGGCAGCAGATGAGCTAGAAGTCGTTCCAGCTTCAACGTTTTTATTTTCAGAGGATGTTCCCTGCTTGGTATCGCTTGCGCTTACACCAGCACTACCTCCAACTGCGGGGTTTCTGCCTTTACTGCCAGCTTCGCCACCAATGTTTGCAGTCCCACCTTTTGTCTCTGTTGAAGATACGCTTTTGGTTTTTGCTTCGCCAGTAGTCTCTCCTGTAGCGCTGCTTTTTTGACCAGTTTTAAATCCAAAAATACCAGCACGAATGTCTGATGGCATCTTTGAAACAATGTCAAGAACAGGAGTTTTGACAGTTAACTTATCACGCTCAAGCAAAGCTGAGTTCATGCGAGAAGCGACCTGACTTGTCTGATATGCGTTTTGCATACTAGCAACAACAGGGGCAGACAGACCAGTAATACGGCTTAACTCTGAAGCTTTCATACCAGCAAACAAACCGCTGTTCAGTGAAGTGTTGTCACGACCAGTAATAACACCACCCATTTGGTTTTCAACAATATTTTGTTGATCATTACCAAGCAGGTTTTTATCTACGTCAGCCATGCGACCTGTGTATCCATTAGCGTTGTATTCTTTGTAGAACTTCTCGCCATTGGCTGCTCGGCCTTCTTCCCATTTGGTCTTTCCACCATTGTAAGAATTCAGAGCTTCAACATAATTGCGGCTTAACAAATTAGCAACAACGCTACCCCATTGGGCTTGTGTGTTGATATGGCCGTCTTTATCCATTTCAATCTTTTGATTGATAATTTTGGACGCTTGCAAATTACGATCAGGATCTTTACCGCCAGACTCAATGGCTGCAGATAAAGCTTGAAGTTCTTTTGCGCCAGCAGGTTGCTCAACAACTTCTTGCTGCTCTACTGATGGTGGTACGACTGGTTCTGCCATTTTTAACTCCAATATTTACCAAATATGGTCGAAACCATCATCTTGTTGTTGCGTCTGAGGTTGAACATTTGGTACGCCTGTCTTATATGTTTTATAAGCCCCCATAACGTCACCCTGACCTGCTTGGCCAATAGCGCCACTTACTGCATTCATTTTATTTTGAAAAGGAGCAACAGCTTGACTTGCTAAATCTGACAAAGACGTAGGGGGTTTAATCCCATGCTCTTCTGAAAAAGAACCTAATTTCGCATCAGGAGACAATCCAGAATAGTATGAATAATCGCCAAATTGACCTGGGTTTACAAACCCACCTGGATTGAATGCCATATTAAATCCTTAAAGTTTAAAACCAGTACCCTTGCTTGAGGTGTTTTGGCCTTGAGTGCCTTGGAAGTT